TACCATCTTCACCATAACGTTCTTGACCTTTGCTATTGACTATGCTGTAAGTTCCATCATCGTTCCAAGCAATATTTGCTTTGATTTTTTGGACAGCATATTCACTTAGTTCAGAGTCGAATCTGTCTCCCATTGTTTGCAGTATATCTGTTTCAAGTTCTTTTGCTCTAAGTGCTTGCTCTTTTTGTGAGAGTTCGCCTCTGAGCTTTTGAAACTGTTCATGCAAATCGTTGGTCGTGACACGATTTGATTGTCTGGTTTGTGCTTCCACTGGCTGTACGTTGCCATCGGATTTTTGAGCAGCCATCTTAGCGATCATCGCAACTGCATCTTCTACAGAACTAAGTTCTGCACCAGATGCTCTGCTCAACGCATTTAAAATGCTTTGAGTTTGTGACTTGCGAATAGCGCCAGGATTAACTCTAGGCTCATTTGAAGAATTTTGAACTTCATCGTTCACTTGATCTTCTACAAGGGCTGAATCGTTGCCAACGTCTAATTGATCACTCATTTAATTCTCCTATTATAACGTAATAACCGTTGATTTGTTGTGATATTGTATTTATCTACCAGCATTCATGCCAGTAAGTTGTACAGCAATTGCTTGCTGTGTTTCATATGAAGGACCTGTTTGTTGAATAGGTACACCTGGTCCATTTTGACCCGTGTAACCATTTAAACCTCCGTCATAATCACTACCCGCTTCGCCTTCGTATTCTTCTTCCTCTTCCTTTTCAGAAGGGATCTGTGAATCTAAGTCTCTGCTTAATACTAGTTCGTTTTCTTCAGTCATCAATTGTCTAACTGAAGCATCTTCAATGCTATCAATAAATGCTTGTTCATATTGTGCTACAGATTCTTGTGGTGCAAGAATACCAATAACATCTTTAGTGATTAGTGCATCAACAATAGTATTTTCTGGAACTAATGCTTTTGCTTCTTTGTATACGGCAATTCGGTAGTTAGTGTCATGTGCCTCGTAATCAGTTGCATAAATTACTTCACCTGCCCAGCGCATGTTCATAAAACGTGCCGCGTAAGTAAAGATTAATTCTTCTGCAACTTCCATTAATCTCGCTTTTGCTTTTGCTAATCTGTGAAGTGTTTTGCGTTCTTCAATGATTGCTACCCCTGAAGCAATTTGAGTTTTGTTTTGTCTTAATCCGCCTAGTCCTGTCAATCCTTCGATTTGGTCTAACAACTGTTCTTGCTTTTCCATAATCTTGGTTACATCACCTGTATCAACAGGAATAGTTTCAACTTGTCCTTGTGTTGCTCTAACGATAGCACCAGCGTGTACAGGGATAGAAATACCCCTGTCTGCTCTGATGATCGTTTTCGCAAACTGCATAGATGAATATGCTTCGCACTCTAATTTGTAAATCTCTCTTTGTGTGTCTGATGCAGAATCAATGTCTGAGATACCAACATCAAATCTACGTGGGTCTCTGCGACCATAGACGATAAATCCTGGTATGCTCATGCCAGCTGGGAACGTACCTTGTCCTATGATCTCTGCTTCATGTTCTAAAGGCTGATCTTTTTCTATTTCATAACTGACCCAGTATGAAGGTTTTGATTCATCACCTAAGTGATAGCATTTGTAATAATAACAATCTTCAGATTCGTTCTCTAATATTTTTACATATTTTAAGATGGGTGCGCCACCATAGAAATCAAACTCCCAATCATGTACTTGTAATGGATTGATTGCAACTACATAGGGTCTGCCTAAGTTGCCTTCGCTTTCTAAAGGCATATCTACAAACACCCAACAATGTCCATAGATAGAACAAAGATCACCTACGTTCTCCATGAAAGCATTCATTGATCTGTTTTGTAAATCAGCATCTAATAGCATTAGCTGAGACCACTCAATGTTATCAGGATCTAATGCTACACCTTCAGGAGTACAAAATCTTAAGTCACGTTTGATGCCTGGCTCAAACAAGATGTCGTTGATTGTGTCAACGATATAACGACAGATAGGCTGTGCTACTGTGTTTTCTATCAAGTCTCTATAAAGATTAGAATCTTCACTTGGTCTTTTCTTACGAACGTAAGTTTTAAAAGGGTATCCTCCCAGATAAGCATATTGATATGCCATCATTTGGGGATACAGAGCTTCATATACGGAATTGCGTTTAAGCAGTTGTTTTGCTTTCATTGAGTGATCCTAAAGATGTATTATTTATATTACAACAATGTATTTATATTTTATGTTGCAGGTTTATGTTTGCAGTTTTCATCATGCCAACGTTTAAGTAATGTAGGTATTGTAACCATATCGCAATATTTACATTTGCGTGGGTTTTTGCTACCAAAGTTATTGTCTCTACCTTTTTCAATCATATCGTGTGAATTATCTTTATGTGTACCTAGAAACAAATGTTCTGGGTTACAGCATTTAGGGTTGTCACACGTATGCAATACTAATTTGCCTTTGGGTATTTTACCCTTGTGTATTTCATAACTTACTCTGTGTGTAGTTCTCATACCATCATGATCTGCGTCTCTAATCATACCATAGCCAATGTTGTTAGTTGCTAGTTGCCATTCCCAACATTCTGTTTCTTCAATGTACTTGCAACTACGATATAATCTCTGATCAAGTGGTACTGTTTTGTATTGTTTTCGCATAGCCTTTCTCCTTTACTATATAAAGTATTTATACATTAAAGAAAAAAATCTAAAATTTTACCATTTGGACCATTTTACCTTTTTGGTCCTTTTTTACCATACTACGTGGTCGGGCACATCATGGGCTTCACCCATGATGTCTTCCCACGTAGGTCCACCTGGGTATAGAGGAGAAAATTGTCTGTGTTCTAATGCAGGGTCATTTAGTGCTTGATAGCGTTGATCCATACCAATGTATTCACCAAACATATTTTGTTCGTGTTGTACAGGGAACAAATGATGTATACCATATCTGATGCAATCGCCTAAGCCATCGATGTGTGAGTATTTTGCATCGTTATACTTTACTAGCTTTTTACGTGTGCCATCTTCAAAGTGATAACTTTGCATTGCTTCAATTAATTTGACATCGTAGGGAGAAATAATTAATCCACCACGATTGATGAAAGAGTTTGCTGAGTTGTCTGTGTCTGCGATTAAAGGATTTGATTTCTTTGTGTTTAAAATTGTAAAGCCATACTTTTCTAAAATAATTCTATCTGTTACACCAAACTGACTTGTAGTGTCACGATTTAATTGTGAGCCTGACATATCAATGATAGAATAAATTCTGCGCCTAGGAAAATCTTGTCTGATTGTTTGCGCTAATTGTTCTGTGCCACAGTTTTCGATTGAATAGCTTTTTAAGATTTCTATCTTGCCACTAGGATCACCGGGCTTTGTAACTTGTGCAACTGTGCAACACATATTCTTTTTGTTAAAATCGTGAAACGTATAGATATCACCTAAGTTGTCAAATACGTCTCTGCAATGCTTTGCTTTGTTGAATGTATAAAAGAACATGTCTTCAACACTTTCCCACGAACACATATAATCTTGATCAAACTTAAGCGGCGACAATATTTTCTTTTGTTCTTCGATAAACTCTAAATTGCCAGAACGCATTTCTAGATAGTTCATGTGTCTTACTACATATCTGTCTGGGTTGTTTTGGGCAATAGTAAAAAGGTCGAATAATGGACCATTTCCATTTGGTGTAGAGATTACGATCAGTCTACCCGCAGTGTCTGGCGATCCCACACGGGGACGCAATCGGTTTGTGATTTCTTGTAGTGTATCTTGTGAGTATAAAGCCGCTTCGTCAGCAACCCAGATACCTACGTTTAGACCTCTGAGATTTTCTTTCATCTCTGCTGACTTGCATCTTATAAACACACCATTGGGAAACTTGATAGTAAGTTCACTATTGTTGATTTCTTTACCATCACGCAAACCAAAATGTTCCATACAACTCTGCTTCAAAGGCTCCCAGATCAAAGACTTGATCATGCTACCTGTTGGCGCAGAGTAAATGACATCTTTACCTTTGTGATACTTTTCATCTGTAGCAAACAAAGGTAATGCAATAGCGGCTAAGAATGTTTTACCACTTCCTACGGGAACAATGTTTATACAGTGCTTGTCTGTAGTCAACCAATCTTGCATGATTGTTGACTGTTCGCCAAACAGTGGCACAGTAATTTTATTTGGTTGCATCTAGTTTTGTTAACTTTGGCAAAGACTCCCACTCAGGCAATTCACGTTGTGGAAACACAAACTGATTGTGTAAACTTTGTCCTAGAGTAGTATGATCGATTTCGTGTTTATCTGCAACTACTTTTGCTAACAACATTTTTTCGTATGCAATACGAGCATTCATGTCACAAGCAATAATAGCGGCATGATAACCTTCAGCAATCAGTTGCTCAAATGGCTTACCACATTGTTGAGCAACAGCCAATAAAATCTTTTCACCATTGATTTTGTTAGTAGAACCTTTTGGTCTACCAGCACGTTTAGTTTTAGTTGCTGTTACTTTTGCTGTCATTGTTTTTATCCTCGAAATACTTGTTCAATTTCAGGTGTCATAAGTTTTGCACGTGTTAAATGTGCCCTAACCATAATGACTTCTTGATCAGAATCTAATTGATCAATTAACATTTTTACACGCTTGGGTGTAACTTTTTTCATCATGCGATTAATTTTCGTGATTAATTCTTGCATGTTTTTCATTTTTTTGTCTCCTAGTAATAAGTTCATTAAAGAATCGTTCTAAATTGTCAGGCATCTTGTGCTGTCTTAAATAATCTCTAAATTCAATCAATTGTTCTATTGTCACGCACTTGTGTGCGGCGCTTGCAATGTTATAATGCTTTGCTTGACAACATAAACAAGATTGTAAGTATTTAAGGTCTAAAATGGTTTCATCTAACACTACTATAATTTTCCTGCGTAATCTAACACATATTCAGAAAACAATTCACGCTTAATCAATTCTTGCTTTACTTTGATCAACAGTTCTTGATTATAGTTTTTCATATGCGGCTTACCTTTCTTTTGTTGAGTGATTAAAATATTGTTTAAGTCTATAAGATACTGGGTATCTAGATCACTGACGTAAAGATGCAGTTGCATGTGATAGAAATTATACATAAATCTTTTCGTAATCTTTTGGATCGTCACTGTCATCTAAGCCATCATAAAGTTCGCCTGTCTTTTTGTACTTGTATTTTAAAGTGCCAAATACCGACAACAGCTTTTGATTGTTTTCATTCCACAACTCACGTATGGTGTGATAGCGTTCAGTACCTAATATAATCTTTAACTGTGTTTCCATGTCGCCAATCGTTAAGTTAGTATCAAAATTACCCTG